AGTTTAAAATGAAAGAAGATGATGCGGAAAGTGTTGGATTAATTGCTGAAGATATGATTGATAATAGGTTTGTTACATATTCTCAAATTGATATGGAAGATGAATCTAAAGGTTTACAAGTCGAGGGGGTTAATTATCAAGCGCTAATAGCACCATTAATTAAATCAATACAAGAACTTAAAGCAAATAACGATAGTTTAAAAGCTAGAATAGAAATATTAGAAAATAATTAAACCGTGTAATTATATAAATAATAAAACCAAAACCAATGACATTTTTTTATAAAACCTATTCCTGGGCGAACAATAGTAACCAAGGAATATCCGAAGAAACCCGAAAAACCTGGGAATTCTTTGCAGACAAAAAAAACTGGAGAATTGTACAATTACCTAATGGCTTTTATCAAACGGAATGCAAGAGCTTAGATGCTAACGGCAAACCAATTGATGAATGGCATGACGTAACCAGGAGGGAAACAATCGAATCGGCAGAAGCCGCAATCGATGGAAGTATTGAACATTATAATAAAAGATTAGAGTTTGCTAAAGGGCCTAAAGTAGTCAAAACTTTCAAATAATAACCACTTTATAAATTTAATTTAATGGAATATCATAACCCAAGTGAGATAGTAAAAGATTTATCCTTCGGGATAAACGCTAGAGAAAAAATAATGCACGGCGTAGATAAATTAACTAATGCAGTTAAATCTACGCTAGGTGCTTCAGGAAAATGCGTCATATATGAAGACGCGTTAGGTAAACCGGTGATTACAAAAGATGGTGTAACGGTAGCAGAATCCGTAGTCTTATATGATCCGGTTGAAAATATAGGTGCAACTTTAATTAAAGAAGCGGCTAGAAACACAGTAAAAGAAGCGGGGGACGGAACCACAACAGCAACCGTTCTCGCTCATTCATTATTGCATTTAGCTAATGAAAAAAAATACGCTCAAACTGTAAGGCCTATTAAAGAAGGTATATTATCAGGGCTTGAAAAAGTAAATAAATATCTTGATAAAAAAGCAGTTGAAGTAAAGGATGGAATGCTGCAAAGCGTTGCAGAAATTAGTTGTAATAATGATAAAGCTTTAGGTAAAGTCATATCGCAAGCTTATTCAAAGGTAGGTAAGGATGGTGTCGTCCTTATGGAAGAGTCTGAGACCCCAGACACATACGTTAAATTCGTAGAGGGCACACGAATAGATTGCGGACTCAAATCGCCACATTTTATGACAGACAAGGATAAAGGTAAAGCAGTGCTAGAAAATCCGTACGTACTCATAGTATCTTCGCCAATACCTAATATCCGTAAAATACAAAGTGTTTTGGAGTTTGTAATAAAATCAAAAAGAAGTCTGTTGATCATAGCAGGCGTAGAACAACAACCTATGGCGGCATTGCTAGCAAATAAAGTCAAAGGTAATATTAAAGTAAATGTTGTAGATTTGCCTGGATTTGGTCCAACTAAACAAAATACTATTGAAGATCTTGCGATACTTACCGGGGCTAAAGTTATAAATGAAGAATTAGGTGATGATTTAGATTTAATATCACCCGATGTTTTAGGTAATGCTATTCAATCAGTAACTGATGATAACCACACCGTATTGCAAACAATAGATCAAGGTGTTGTTTTAAATGAAAGAATAGAGGTAGTAGAAAAACAAATAAAAGAAGAAAAAAATCCTTACTTTAAGAAAAGACTTCAAGAAAGATTAGCTATGTTAAATGGCCAAGTAGCAATGATAAAAGTTGGTGCTGATTCTAAAGTTGAAATGAAAGAAAAAAAAGATAGAGTTGAAGACGCAATATATGCTACAAAAGCAGCATTACAAGAGGGTATTGTTGCCGGTGGAGGTGTTGCACTATTAGATGCAGCTTTTTCTATTGCACCTGAAAACGAATATGAAGAAATATTATTAGAAGCAATAAAATCGCCATATGCAACTATATTAGATAATGCGGCTTTAGAGTATGTAGAATCTAAAAAACGTGGATTTGGAATCGATGTTGTAAATAATAAAGAAGTAAATATGGTTAAGGCTGGAATTATTGATCCAGTACTAGTAACTAAAACGGCTTTAAAAAATGCAGTTAGTGTTGTTAATACAATATTTTCTGCTGATTGTGTAATTAATAATGTAAGAGATTATGAAAGCAATTAATTACTTTGTCGTTGTAGAAAAAATAAAAGAAGAGCCTAAGAAAATTGCTGGACTTGAATTAACAGAAGATCAAAATACTGATGTTAGATATTTAAAAGGTAAAGTTATTTCTGCTGGGCATTTAGCAGATATGTTAAAAGAAAATGATATAGTTTATTACGACAAACACGCGGGTCACGGTGTTGAATGTAATGAAAAATTATATTATGTATTAAAACTCGGTGATATAGTTTTAGTGGAATGAAGCTAAGCGCTATTGACATACGGGATTTAAATTTATTAAAATATTATAGGCTCATTCGTAAATGGGCCTGTAAAACTTATAGCCTAAATGACGCTGATCTTGAGCTGCTAATATATCTTGATTGTAAAAAAAGATTTACACGTAATGATTTTATAGATGGTACTTATACGTATTCATGGGATAAAAACAGATGGGAAAGATTAAGAAAACAAGGTTGGATAGACGTATGGAGACATCGCAATCGAACTACAATTAAATATAGTATATATAAAACTTCTTTTAAATGTTCACAGTTAATTTCTAGAATATATAGAATAATGTTAGCTGAAGAAGATTTACCAACAAGCGAAAGAAGTAAGTTTTATAAAAATAAATCATATACAGATAAAGTTTATAATAAAGCTATAGATGATATGATTAAAGATAAAAATCGTTAAACTTTTAAAAATTAAAATTATGCCTTACGGAAAAAAATCCCCAACAACTAAAAAAGTCTTAAAAAAAAAGAAAAAAACAACATCTAAAAGAAAAATGAGATATTAAGATGAAAAAACTTTCTTTAAAACAAATGAAAATAGCTAGAATGGCTAAGCCTTTTAATAAAATAACAGGTGCCGATTTTAAGAAGCTTAGATCAATGAAAAAAATTAAAAGAATATAGGTCATGCCAAGTAAAAACGCACCGTCGAGAAAAAAATCAAAAGGTTACTACGCTAAAGTTAAAAAAGGCAGAGGCACTGGTAAAAAAGCAGGTGGTGGTATGACTGCTAAAGGCGTTGCTAAATACAGAAGAGACAACCCTGGGAGTAAATTAAAAACAGCTGTTACAACACCGCCTTCTAAATTAAAAAAAGGTAGTAAAGCTTATAAAAGAAGAAAAGCATTTTGTGCTAGATCTAAAAGTTGGACAAGCGAAAGAGGTTTAGCTGCAAGAAGAAAATGGAATTGTTAATATGAAATCAAGAGGATTAGGCGACACAATACATAAATTCACCACAGCAACTGGTATAAAAGCAATGGTAGATAAAGTTTCTAATGGGCTTAATATTCCATGTGGTTGTGAGGGTAGAAGACAGGCTCTAAATAATTTAGTTCCTTATAAAAAACAATTTAAATTAAAGAAATAATGTCTAAGCCAAAAAAGAAATTTGCAGAAACTACTGTAGGTAAACTTTTGTTTGGTGCTGCTTCTATAGCAAACCCAACATTAGGTAATATACTTAAAGGTGTAACTTCACCTGCTGAAGCTATTGCTGCAATAGGAAAATCTGACGCAAGTAGCGAAGATAAAATAAAATTACAACAATTAATATACGAACAACAAAACAAAGAAATGGAAGCTATAACAAATCGTTGGCAGGCGGATGCCGCTTCAGATTCGTGGCTTTCGAAGAATGTACGTCCATTAGTTTTAGTATGGTGTATTGTTGTTTTTTCTTTAGCTGGACTACTTGATAGTGTAGATACGATACCTTTCCACATAGGTGAAACATGGAATGATACTTTTGAAAAAGTTATGATGTCTGTTGTTTTAGCATATTTTGGTGGAAGGAGTGGGGAAAAGGTTACAAGTATATTTAAAAAATAAATTAAATGGCAAAAATTAGTACTTACGATTTAGACGGCAACGTGTCTAAAACTGATAAAATTATAGGCACAGATTCTTCAGGGAACGGTACTAAAAATTTTAAACTAGAAGATATTGCAGGGTTTTTAAATAATTCTAGTTTATTAAGTGTTAATGGCCAAATATCTTATAAATTTAAAGATAAATCAGCACCCAATACAGGAGAGTTTAATATAAGCGGAGGAGGAGCTAGTGCTTTTAGCGCTATTAGCTCTTTAGTTTTTTCTTATTTAAACACCAATAGTCAATCAGTACAAACCTATTTAACCTCTTTATCGGGTAATGATATAGTTATTTCACAAACAGACAATCCAAATAATTTTGGTATTTACGCGGTAAGTAATATTACCGCTGGAGGCAGTGGCGAAAATTTTGCAACATTTACTGTATCATTCAGAGAAGGCAATGGAACTATTGTAGCGGACAAGCATTATTCTTTATCGGTATCTCGTAAAGGAGGTTCAGATAAAAACTTTGTATCTAATACTATTACATTTTCAGCCGACTCCGCACAAACAATAGCACATAACTTAAATAAATTTCCTTCTGTTACAACAGTAGATTCGGCAGGAAATGAAGTATTTGGCGATATTCAACATATAAATATAAACTCATTCAAAATAACATTTACGTCTTCCTTCACAGGAAAAGTACATGTAAACTAAAAAATTATGGCACTATCATACTTAACAGATATTAATTTAAATAAAAATGAATTACAAAATGCTGTAATTCAAAATTTAGGCACCGCGCCTAGTTCACCTGTGGAAGGACAAATATATTATGATTCCACAGCAGGAGATAAATCAATATATTTTTATAATGGCTCAGCTTTTATAAACATGTCCGGTGACATTTCAGAAGTTACGGCAGGGTCTGGTTTAACAGGAGGTGGGGCAACTGGAGCTGTAACTTTAAATATTGGTGCTGGAACCGGTATAACAGTAAGCGCAGATTCTATAGCAACTAACGATAGCGAAATAAGCCATGACAACTTAAGTGGATTTGTAGCAAATGAGCATATAGATCACAGTGGTGTAACTTTAACGGCTGGTACAGGATTATCAGGAGGTGGAGATATAACAGCTAATAGAACTTTTAATATATCCGATACAGGCGTTACTGCTGCTGATTATGGTTCATCAACTGCAATACCTGTTTTATCGGTAAATGCCCAAGGGCAGATAACGGCTGCTAGCACAGCGGCAATAAGCTCAAGCTTAACAATAGCTGCAGATTCAGGTTCAAATGACGTTGTAACTGTTGGAACAGATACTTTAACATTTGCAGGCACAACAAACGAAATTGAAACTACAGTAAGTAATAATCAAATACAAATTGGTTTACCTAATAATGTAACCGTTGGTGGTAACTTAATTATTTCAGGTAATTTAACTGTTTCAGGAACCACAACAACAGTTAATACAGAAACAATAAATCTTGCTGACAATATAATTACTTTAAATAGTAATGCAACAGGAACTCCGAGCGAAAATGCTGGTATTGAAGTTGAAAGAGGCGATTCTACAAATGTATCTTTAAGATGGAATGAAGGAAGTGATATATGGGAATATACAAAAGATGGTTCAAACTTTAAAACTATACAAAGCATACAAGAAAGCACGTTCGCGGCTAGTATTGGTGATGGCAGCGCAACAAGTTATACCGTTACCCATAATTTAGGGTCTAGAGATGTTATTGTGCAGCTATATGACGCTAGCTCATACGATACAGTCTACGCTGATGTAGTAAGAACTGATGCTGATGTAGTAACTATAGGTTTTGCTTCCGCACCCACCACAAATGATATTAGAGTTCTTATTAGTAAAATAGGTTAAAATAAAATTTAATGTCTCAAAAATTTCTTTCAAATATCGAAGCTGGCGCAGCTAGCTTTTCAGGCAATATAACAGTTGGGGATAGTCATTTTATTGGAGATGATAGTTTTGACAATTTGCTTTTACAATCATCTTCAGGCGAAAATTTAAATTTAAGTTCTGCTAATGATATTATATTTTTTACAGGTGGTACTGCTCCTGATGCTCTCGGAACACAGAGATTAAGAATATTTAATTCAGATGGAAGTGCAAATTTTGCAGGAAACTTAGGGATTGGAATAGACACACCCACTTTAGTAGCAGGAAAAATTGTACATATACACGGAGTAGCAGCAGGGGTTCACTTAACAGATACAGCATCAGGAACAGCAAATACTGATGGTGCTTATATGGCATTTGATAACCCACATTTATTTATACAAAACAAAGAAGCAGGTGATATTCGTTTTGAAACAAGTGCTACAACACGATTAACTATTGATAGTTCAGGAAACTCAACTTTTACAGGTGATGTACAAATAGATGGCAGTTTAACTGGGGCAGGAGCTTTTGTTCCGGTTGGAGGGGGTACTTTTACAGGAATTGTAACAACAGATAAAATACTTGTTGTTAAAGGACAAAACGTAAGCCATGGAACAAGCCAATTAAAAATAAGTCAAGAAGATACTACAAAATCCCAATTAAGATTTTATGGTGCTGATACATCAACAGCGGGTATTTTAGAATTTATTGGTTCATCTTCTAATGGTTCTGTTGGTGGTACTAGGTTAACATTAAACGCAGATGGTTCATCAACTTTTGCAGGAAATGTAAAAATAGGAACTTCAACAACTGGTACACCATCAACAAACGCAGATGATTTAGTTATAGACAAAGGAGCAAGTGAATCAGGAATTACTTTAATCTCAACCGCTGCTGCTTCTATAAGATTTGGAGATGCTGCAAATACTTCAATTGGTTTTATAGAATATAATCATAATTCAAATTATATGCGATTCGGCACTGACGCTTCAGAAAGAATACGTATAACAAGTGATGGTAATACAACTTTTATAAAAGGGGCGGACAGTAATAGAAATGCAAATAGTATTAAGCATGCTAGTAACGATTTTCTTTACATAAGAGGTGGAGCAGCAGGCGCTGTGCTCGCGGATGATGGCGAAGACACAAGAATGATATTATTTAATAATGGAAATGTCAGGTTTGATGCAGGAACAAAAGATAATGCGATGATTATTGAAGGTTCTACTGGTGATGTAGGAATTGGTGTAACTGATCCTGCTGCGAGATTGCATATAAGTGGTACTGGTGATGCAATAAGAGTTGAGTCAACTAATACTGGAGTGGGGGGCGCTCAAATGGATTTATTCCATTATACAACTTCTCCAGCAGATGAAGATGTTCATGGTTTTATAAACTTTGGTGGATATTTTTCAGGAACAAGCGCATCTACTGGCTCTCAAATATTAAGTAAATGGACGGACGTATCAGAAAGACACGCTAGATTAGAATTTAAAACTGCCGACACATCGGTAGGTCTAGCATTAACGTTAGCACATGATAAATCCGCAACTTTTCCAGGAAATTTATTTGCAAGGCGTGGCAGTTTTGGAACAGCTGCAAATTTTAATTTTGATTTATATAACAATGGAACAAGTTATTTCAATGGAGCAGTTACAATAGATGATAACGCAACAGTTGCAGGAAACGTAATTATTGGCGATACATCTGGTACTTCACCCAATAGTGCTGATAGGTTTTTAAAAATTGGTAAATCTAATTTACAAGATTGTAGTATTATATTACAAGATGCAGTTGAAACTTGGGAGATATATCAAAATGATGATTTACAATTTAGTTTTGGTACAACCCCAAGTACTGTAATGACAATGCAACGAACTACAGGAAACGTAGGAATTTCTGCAACAAATCCTGCTACACCTCTTGATGTAAGAAGAAATGATACAGGAACTGCTGCAATATTAACATTAAGACAAGAGGGAACAGGCGATGCTTCTATTGATTTTCAAACAACAACTAGCCCTTTTGGATTTAATATAGGTGTTGATGGAAGCGATAGTGATAAATTTAAAATAGCTTCAGGTCTTGGAGATATAGGTACAAACACAAGATTAACAATAGATACTTCTGGAAACGTAGGAATTGGGACAGCTTCGCCTGTTGGTTTTACAAATCAAAGGTCTTTAACTATAAACGGAACATCAATTGGCAGAGTTGATTGTCTTGCAAGCGGTGGCGGTGGTGGCGGAATGTTTGCTAGTTCAACTCAATTACAAGTATTTTCAAACTCTGGAGTTGCTTTACAATTAAGCTCGCCTACTAGTATTGATTTTATAACTGGTAGCACAGCTAGAATGGAAATAAATAGTTCTGGTGAAACAGATTTTTTTAACAATGTTGAAATAAAAGTTGCTGACACAGAAACTAATGCATCAGCAGGTACAAATTGTCGTCTTTTCTTAAATAATACAAGCAATACTGATGGGTGTTTGGGTGTTATTGATTTTAGGAATAACTCAACATTTGTAACAGCTAGAATAGGCGCACAGTTTCAGGATGCTGATGATAAAAACACTGATTTGTTTTTTATGACTAGAGCAAATGGAGGGAATCTAACAGAAAAAATGCGGATAACATCTGGAGGTAAAGTGGGAATTGGAGAAACTTCTCCTACGTATAAACTTCATGTAAAAAGTAGTAATAATGTTTCTATATTTGAAGACACATCTAATGCTAGCGGAGCAGCTTTTTTAGTTTTTAACAGGCCTAGTGTTTTTTCAATGGGCTCAATCACAAGAAATGGTTCTGCTAACTCTGTTTCTTTTAATACAGGTTCTGACTATAGGCTAAAAGAAGATTTAAAAGACTTTAATGCTTTAAACTTAATAAATAACATAAAAGCATATGATTACAAATGGAAAGATGCTGATCAAAGAGATTATGGTTTTGTAGCACATGAATTAAAAGAAATATTACCTAACGTTGTTACAGGCGAAAAAGATGGGGAAATTATGCAGGGAGTAGATTATTCTAAATTAACACCTGTTTTATTAAAAGCAATACAAGAACTAAAAGCAGAAATAGAAACTTTAAAAACACAAATAAATAATTAAAAAATGGCAAATACATATAAATGGAATATTAACACATTAGAAGCTAAAATTTCACAAGATAGCAAAGATAATGTTGTACACACAATACATTGGAGTTATACGGCAACAGATGATTCAGAAAAACCAATAATAGCTAGCTCAATAGGTACACATGGGGTACAATATGACGCAGACAACTTCAAAGCTTATGCGGATTTAAAAGAATCTGATGTTATAGGCTGGTTAGAAGCAGGTATAGACGTTGAGGCAATGAAAACTAATTTAGATAACCAAATTGAATTACAAAAAAACCCAACAGATAAAACATTTTCAGCACCTTTTGCTACTCCTGCTGAATAATAATTAGAAATTAAGCAAAACAAGTGATAATAATAAATAAGTAAAATATAAATAATAATTTAATTTTAAAACCATGAGTGAAAACAAAATTACCCAAGAACAATTAGAAGAATTGCAAGGTTATGTAGGTAAACTAAATAATGCTGCAAATCAAATTGGAAACCTTGAATTACAAAAGCATAGAATTAACCATGCTACAACTGAAATTCAATCTGATTTAAACAAATTTCAGGCCAAGCTTGAAGAAAAGTACGGTAAAGTACAAATCAATATTCAAGACGGTACCTACACACCTATAGAAGAAAACACAGAAAAACCAGAAGAAAAAGAGTAGGTCATGTCATTGGTAAGAAAAATTAGTATAGGTAGAGACTATAAAAATGACGCTATGCACTATGCCGTAGGCCAAGAAGTATATGGCGGGCATAAGATATGCGATATTATTGAAGAGTCTGAAAAATTTTCTATTTATATTAAAAAAGGAAAAGAAGTATTACCATGGAAGGATTTCAATAAAAATATGGCTATAGCAGTTGAATATAATTTAGAATATTAATGCAAAGTTTATTTAGCTTTATAGTTAAACCTAAAAACGAAAGATACGATAATAAAAAATATATTGATGGTAAAGAGCTGTTGTTAAATACAGAAATATCTGACCATCGGTATATTAGTCGTATTGGAATAGTGACGGCAGTGCCTAAGGCAGAACAAACAGAAATAAAAATAGGTGATGAAGTAATAGTACATCATAATATTTTTAGAAGATGGTATGACGGAAGAGGCAAAGAAAAAAATAGCAGAAGCTATTATAAAGAGGATAAATATTTTGTAAATACAGATCAAATATTTTTATACAAAAGAAATAATAAATGGCATTCTTTAAAAGGCTATTGTTTTGTAAAACCAATTATATCTAATAATATATTATTAAATGAAAAAGAAGTTCCCTTTAAAGGAATTATAAAATATATTGATAAAGACCTTGATGATATTAAAAAAAATGATTTAGTTGGATTTGCACCTAGTAGTAAATATGAATTTATTATTGATAATGAAAGACTATATAGAGTTTTAAGCAAATTTATAACTATTAAGTATGAACGTCAAGGAAACGAAAAAGAATATAATCCAGGCTGGGCAAAGAGCAGTTAATGAATTAATAAAAGTAGCTAAAGAGCCTATTGTTGAAACTGACGACGATGTTTCTGCTGATAGATTAAAGAATGCAGCAGCCACAAAAAAGCTTGCAATATTTGATGCTTTTGAAATACTTAATCGCATAGAAGAAGAAAAAGCTTTATTAGAAAACAAACCATTAGAAAAAAAAGTAGATACTTTTAAAGGGTTTGCAGAAAGAAGATCTAAATAATGTATAATCAAACTTTATATAAGATTATAGAGCCTGTAAAAATAAATACTATTAAAAGGCTAAATAAATCAAAAAAGTGGAAATACGGTTATAATAAAGAACACGATATAATTGTTATTAGTAAAACCGGAGAGATAGGAGATATTTATAATATACAAAATTTAAAAATAGCATTACCTAAAGCTAAGAATGTTTTCAAAGGTAATGATAAATGGGAGGTTCAAGAATATCCAAAAGATTTAAAAAGAATTAAAAGTATTTTTGATTGGAAAGATTTACCTTTAGATTTTCAAAATAAATGGCACGAATATATAGATGAAGAATTTACCAAAAGAGAACAAGGCTATTGGTTTAAAAATAAAGGCGTTGATACTTATATCACTGGCACTCATTATATGTACTTGCAGTGGACCAAAATTGATGTTGGGAAACCAGATTTTAGGGAAGCAAACAGATTATTCTATATATTCTGGGAAGCTTGCAAAGCAGATTCAAGATGTTACGGAATGTGTTACCTTAAAAACAGACGAAGTGGTTTTTCATTTATGGCATCATCCGAAACCGTTAACCAAGCAACCATCTCTTCAGACTCTAGGTTTGGTATATTATCAAAATCAGGTGCTGACGCAAAAAAAATGTTTACCGATAAAGTTGTACCTATATCCGTTAACTATCCGTTTTTCTTTAAACCAATACAAGATGGAATGGATAGGCCTAAAACAGAATTGGCTTATAGAGTACCAGCTTCTAAGTTTACAAGAAGAAAAATTATCGCTAATGAAAAAGCACAAGAGCTTGCTGGATTAGATACAACTATTGATTGGAAAAATACAGGTGATAATAGTTATGACGGAGAAAAGCTAGCTTTATTAGTACATGATGAAGCGGGTAAATGGGAAAGACCAGAAAATATTTTAAATAACTGGCGTGTAACAAAAACCACATTAAGATTAGGTTCTAGAGTTATAGGCAAATGTATGATGGGTTCAACAAGCAACTCATTAGATAAAGGCGGCGAAAACTTTAAAAAACTATATAATGATTCAGACGTTACAAAAAGAAACCGCAATGGGCAGACTCGCTCAGGATTATATAGTTTGTTCATACCTATGGAATGGAACTTCGAGGGATTCATTGATTTTAATGGATTACCTGTATTTAACACGCCGCAAGAACCAGCTAAAGACAACCAAGGAGACATTATTGATGTGGGAGTTATTGAACACTGGGAAAACGAAGTTGAAGGATTAAAAGGAGATCAAGACGCATTAAATGAATTTTATAGACAATTTCCGAGAACTGAAGAACACGCTTTCCGTGATGAAACTAAAAATAGCATATTTAATCTTGCTAAGATTTACGAACAGATTGATTTTAATGAAGAAGCTAGATACTCTGCTCTTGTCACTCGTGGCAGTTTTCAATGGAAAAACGGAATCAAAGATACAGAAGTAGAGTTTATACCTAACAATACTGGTAGATTTAATGTTAGTTGGGTACCTAAAAGAGGATTACAAAATAAAGTAATAATAAAAAATGGAAATAAATATCCAGGAAATGAACATATCGGTGCATTTGGCTGCGATAGTTATGATATATCAGGAACTACTGACGGTAAAGGATCTAAAGGATCATTACATGGCCTTACTAAATTCAGTATGGAAGAAGTTCCAACAAATAGATTTTTTTTAGAATATATAGCAAGACCTCAAACGGCAGAAATATTTTTTGAAGATATATTAATGGCTCTTCAATTTTATGGCATGCCACTATTAGCTGAAAATAATAAACCTAGATTATTATATTATTTAAAGCGAAGAGGCTATAGGGGATATTCAATGAATAGACCCGATAAAGTTTGGAATAAATTATCCACTGCCGAAAAAGAAATAGGTGGTATACCTAACTCAAGTGAAGATATAAGACAAGCTCATGCGGCTGCAATTGAAAGTTATATAAATCTTCATGTTGGAATAAAAGATGACGGTAGTCACGGTGATTTATACTTTAATGAAACATTAAATGATTGGGCTAAGTTTGATATAAATAAAAGAACTAAATTTGATGCAGCTATAAGTTCTGGATTAGCCATTATGGCTTGTAATAAAAATTTATATACACCAAAACCTGTTAATAAATTAAATAATAAACTAAATTTTAGTTTTGCTAAATATGATAACAAAGGCAATTTTTCAAAAATAATACAATAGATGGCACAAGTACTAACAAAAGGTATTTTTCCGAGTCAAGCAGTAAGCGACAATGAGAAAATGGATCCAAAATATGGATTGCAAATCGCTAAGGCTATAGAATCAGAATGGTTTAAAAAAGATTCGGGAAACATGCGCTACTTCGCAAATAGAGATAACTTTCATAGGTTAAGATTATATGCAAGAGGCGAACAAAGTATACAAAAATATAAAGATGAATTGTCTATAAATGGTGATTTATCATATTTAAATTTAGATTGGAAACCGGTGCCAATAATACCTAAGTTTGTAGACATAGTAGTAAATGGTATTTCAGAAAGAACTTATGATTTAAAAGCATTTTCTGTAGACCCTATAGCTAGTAAAAAAAGAACAGAGTTTGTAGAAAATATGTTAAATGACATGTATGCTGCGGATTTTGCTAAAAAAATTAAAGATACTTTAGGTATAAATACTTTATATAATGAAGAAAAAGATATACCTGAAAATGAAGAAGAATTAAATCTTCATATGCAGTTAAATTATAAACAATCTATTGAAATAGCTCAAGAGCAAGCCATAAATAATGTTTTAGAATTAAATAAATATCATTTATTAAAAAAGAGAGTTGATTATGATATAGCTGTTTTAGGTATGGGTTGCATTAAAAATAGCTTTAATACGGCTGAAGGGATTAAATTAGAATATGTTGATCCATCGGATTTAGTTTACTCTTACACTGAATCACCATATTTTGATGATATATATTATGTAGGAGAAGTAAGAAGAATTTCTATAGTTGAATTGAAAAAACAATTTCCAGAATTAACGCAAGAAGATATTGAAGATATTGAAGGTTATGGATCTGGTAATGCAAAACTATATAATAAATCTTATTCAGGAGATAATCAAGATAAAAATTATGTATATGTATTATATTTTGAATATAAAACTTTTCAAAATCAAGTTTATAAAATAAAAGAAACTTCTTCGGGCGCTGAAAAAGCATTAAAAAAAGATGATACTTTTAACCCGCCTAAGGATTCTAGAACTAGATTTGAAAGAGTAAATAGATCTATAGAATGTTTATATGAAGGCGCAAAAATTGTTGGTCTTGGAAAAATATTAAAATGGCAAAAAGCCATGAATATGACTAGACCTAAATCTGATATTACAAAAGTTCAGATGAGCTATAACATTGTTGCTCCAAGAATTTATAAAGGTAAGCCTGAATCGTTAGTAAGTAGAATGACCTCCTTCGCAGATATGATTCAAATAACGCATCTTAAATTGCAACAAGTGCTATCTCGTATGGTTCCTGACGGGGTATTTTTAGATGCGGACGGCATTGCTGAAGTGGATTTAGGTAATGGAACAAATTACAATCCGCAAGAGGCTTTAAATATGTATTTCCAAACTGGTAGTGTTATTGGTAGATCAATGACTCAAGATGGTGAATTTAATAATGGTAGAGTACCTATACAAGAATTAAGAACCGGTGCTGGTAATACAAAAATATCTAGTTTAATAAATAGCTACAATTATTATTTGCAGCTGATTAGAGATGTGACCGGGCTAAATGAAGCTAGAGATGGAAGTACTCCTGATAAAAATGCTTTAGTTGGTTTACAAAAATTAGCAGCCGCTAATAGTAATACCGCTACTAGGCATATAATGCAAGCAGGTTTATTTTTAACTTTGAAAACAGCTGAAGCAGTGTCTTTAAGAATTGCAGATGTTTTAGAATACTCTAATACTAAAAAATCTTTCATACAATCATTAGGTAAATTTGATATGGCTACATTAGCAGAAATATCAGAATTACATATACATGATTTTGGTATATTTTTAGAACTAGCTCCCGATGATGAAGAAAAGCAAGTATTAGAAAATAACATTCAAATAGCCATAGGTCAAAAACAAATTGAATTAGATGATGCTATTGATGTAAGAGAAATAAAAAATCTAAAATTAGCTAATCAATTATTAAAGCTTAGAAGAAAACAAAAGTTTGAAAGAGATAGACAAGTACAATTAGAAAATATACAAGCTCAATCTCAATCAAATGCTCAATCGGCGCAAGCAGCGGCAGCGGCTGATATGCAAAAACAACAAGGCGTTGCTGAAAGCAAAGTTCAAATAGCGCAAGCACAATCGCAGTTTGATATTGCAAAACTTGAAAGAGAGGCTGCAATTAAAAAAGAATTAATGGAATTTGAGTTTCAGTTAAATATGAAATTAAGAGAAGCTGAAGCAGATGTTGTTAAAAGTAAAGACAAATATAAAGAAGATCGTAAAGACGAAAGAACAAAAATTCAAGCTACACAGCAAAGTGAATTAATAGACCAGAGAAAATCTGGCGCACCTCCTAAAGATTTTGAATCAGCAGGATTTGATAATTTAGGTGGCTTTGGATTAGAGCAATTTGATCCAAGATAAATTTTAAACAATTATATAATATTTTATTATGGCAGAAATTAAAGCAAAAGTTGTAGAGACTGAAGAAAAGTCTATACAAGAAAAAGAACAAACTCTTCAAAAAAAATCTAATTTTGATGAAGATGGAGTATATAAAGTAAATTTAAGCGAAACTAAAAAAGAAGAAACAGATGCCGTTTCAAAGCAAAGCACAGATGAGATTCCTGTACGCGACGAACCCAAAGCTAGCGAAGAAATTCAAAAAGAAAACGTCGAAGAGGAAACTAAAGAATCTTCCGGAGAAAAAAAAGAGGAAGAGGAAGTAAAAACAGAAACACCGATAATAGAAGAAGTAACAGAAGATGAAACAAATACAGTTAACGAGAGCGGAATGGACGGAAGCGTTGAAGCTACCAACACCGCACCGGAACAAAAAGAAGTATTATCGGAAGAAAAAACACAAGAGCCAGTTATAGATTATCCTGAAAATGTAATGGATTTAGTTAAATTCATGAATGAAACAGGTGGTACGCTGGAAGACTATGTAAGATTAAATGCGGATTATGCTGATGTCGATGAAAATACATTGCTAGTAGAATATTACAAGCAAACAAAACCCCATCTTAGCTACGATGAAATACAATTCCTTATGGAAGATAAATTTTCATTTGATAGTGAAATAGATGAGCAAATAGAAATAAAAAGAAAAAAATTAGCTCTTAAAGAAGAAGTTGCAAATGCTAAGAACTTTTTAACTGGTCTCAAGGATCAATATTACAAAGAAGTCAAGTTGGGTTCTAAGTTAGCTCCTGAACAACAAAAAGCCGTAGAATTTTTTAACAGATACACTGAAGAGCAAAAATCAGCTAATGAATTATTAGCAAAGCAAACAAAACATTTTGAACAAGAAACAAGTAAAATTTTCGATAATAATTTTAAAGGTTTTAATTTTAAAGTCGGAGATAAAAAATACAGGTTTAATGTAAAAGATGTAAATAAAGTTAAATCACAGAATTTATCAAATGTTTTTGATAAATATGTTGGAGATAATAATCTTCTTAACAATGCCGGTGATTTTCACAAATCTTTATTTGTTGCTTCTAATCCTGATTCTATAGCTAACCACTTTTATGAGCAAGGTAAGGCAGATGCTATAAAGCAAATGGCTGCAGAAGCTAAGAACATTAATATGGATCCTAGAAAAACTGCAGACGGTTATGTTGAAACCAGCGGATTAAAAGTAAAAGCCATATCAGGAGATAATAATTCTGGGCTAAAAATAAAATTAAAAAATTACTAAAACTTAAAAAAATAATTAAACTATGGCAAGTACAAGTTTCGCGGTTGGAACTGGCGGGTTAGTCACTCCAGCTGCATCAAAGATGACCACTATTGGTTCTTATTTGGACATAAGAAATAATGGATGGGCACAACAATATCTACCTGAGTTATACGAATCTGAGGTGGAAAAATATGGAGACAGATCTATTTCTGGATTCATTCAAATGTTAGGCGCTGAAATGCCTATGGCTTCTGATCAAGTTATTTGGTCTGAGCAAGGAAGATTACATTTAGCTTACGAAGGCACATGTGCTACAGCAACGGGTGTAGTTTCTTCAATTACAGGTATTGATTCAGGCGCAACTGAAGCTCACGCTGTAAGAAAAGGAGCCACTGTAGTAGCTGTTGTATCAGGTGTTGTATTTAAAGCTCTTGTAACAGCGGGTGCTGAAGCATCAACATCACAATTAACAATTAGACCTTATGCGGCTGAGCACGTAGATGACCTATCTGGTATTTCTGCTGGTAATGCAGCTATAAAGTTTTTTGTTTACGGTTCTGAATTTAAAAAAGGAACTGATTCTATGACTGATTCTATAGAGCCAAACTTTTTGTCACTAACTAACGCTCCTATGATCCTTAAAGATCATTTTGAAATTAGCGGTTCTGATAGTGCTCAAATAGGGTGGGTTGAAGTTTCTGGAGAAGGTGGACAAAATGGTTATTTATGGTACTTAAAATCTCAAGGAGATACTGCCAAGAGATTTGAAGACTATTTAGAAATGGCAATGGTTGAGGCTGAAAAATCTGCCGGTGGTAACGTATTTTCTAGTGTAACAAATGCTCCCGCAGGATCTGAAGGTCTTTTAGCTGCAATTGGTTCTAGAGGTATTGTTGGTACTGGATTTTTTGATGACGCATCTGATCCGGTATTAGCAAGTTTTGACACATTGTTAGCAAACTTAGATGAGCAAGGTGCTATTGAAGAAAATATGTTATTCTTAGATAGAGCTGCAAATATAGGTATTGATGACATGCTAGGAGCTGTAAATGCTAATTTCTCTGGTGGTACATCTTTTGGAGTATTTAACAATTCTCAAGACATGGCTTTAAATTTAGGATTTTCAGGATTTAGAAGAGGTTCTTATGACTTCTACAAAACTGACTGGAAATATTTAAACAACAAGTCTACTAGAGGATTAGTTGGAGGCTTAGAAGGAGTATTAGTACCAGCAGGTACATCTTCTGTGTATGATCAAAATCTTGGTCAAAATGTAAAAAGACCATTCTTACACGTAAGATACAGAGCTTCTGAAGCTGATGATAGAAAAATGAAAACTTGGATTACAGGTTCAGTAGGTGGGGCAACTGCTTCTGGAACTGACAAGATGGAAGTACACTATCTATCAGAAAGATGTTTAGTAGTTCAAGCTGCTAACAACTTTATCAGATTTGACTCTTAATATTTATTAAAGGTAACGGGTGCTTCGGCACCCTAGCCTTTATTTTTAACATTTTTATTATATTATATCATGACAAATACAAAAGAAAAAAAGGTTGTAAAAAAACAACCTAAACAAAAAGTGGTTGTAAAATCACAAATAAAAGATAAATTATACGAATTAACCATAAATGAAACACCTATTGTATATATATTAAAAAGCAAAGGTATATTATGGTTTGACAAAGAAAAGGGGTATGAAAGAGAAATAAAATACTGTGAAAATCAAAAAACAGTATTTGCGGATGAAATGAAAGGTGTGCAAAGATTATCTCATATTTCTTTTAGAGATGGCAAACTTTACGTTCCAAAAGAAAAACAAATATTACAAAGATTTCTTGCTCTGCACCCGGAAAATGGGAGAAAGTTTCAAGAACATAATCCCGTTAAAATTGCTGAAGATGATTTAACAGTTCTTGAATTAGAAATTGAAGCTCTTAATACTGCTCAAAAAATTGATGTTGATCATGCAGAAGCAATATTACGATCAGAACTAGGAAATGAGGTATCTAAGATGACTTCTAAGGAGCTTAAAAGAGATTTGCTGTTATTTGCTAAAAATAACCCTAGGCTATTCTTAGAATTAGCTAATGACGAAAATATTAATATTAGAAATCTTGGTATAAAAGCTGTAGAAAATAATATTATTAATCTTTCTAACGATCAAAGAACATTTATGTGGGCATCGACAGGAAGAAAACTTATAACAGTTCCATTTGATGAAAACCCATATTCAGCATTAGCTGCGTGGTTTAAAACAGATGAAGGTGTTGAGGTTTATCAAACAATTGAAAAAAAACTTAAATAAGTTAATATAGTGGTTAGGCCGCTATATGCGGCTTAATCATTATAAACAAAAATTATGGCAATTAATGTAAATACCGTATATCAAACAGTACTATCAATATTAAATAAAGAAGGAAGAGGTTTTTTAACGCCCGACGAATTTAAAAGAGTTGGAACACAAGTTCAACTAGATATACTAGACAAAAATTTTCATGATTATAATCGTGCAGTATTAAAGCAAAACGCTAGAGGCGCTGTAGAAGATTATGGTAACATACCAGAAAAACTGGAACAAAAAATAGATCCGTTTTTTGCGCAAGCCGATATTACTTTAACAAATGGTATCGGAACATTGCCAACTGATTTATATAAAACAATAAACATTAGTATAACTAATAGAACTATTCAATTAGAAAAAGTTAATAAGAAAAATTTATCTTACTTATTATCTTCACCTTTAACAAAGCCAACCACATCATTCCCTGTTTATTATCAGAGAGCAACAGATATTATTGTTGAACCCGCTTTATCAGACGGCAGTTGGGCATTAGGTAATTTACTTATTGAATATATAAAAGTACCATCTGAACCTGTTTGGAATAGCACAGCTGATGGTAATGGTGCTTTAACTTATAATGCTTCAGGCTCAACAGACTTTACATTGCATCAATCAGATCAAGTTGAATTAGTATTAGGTGTATTAAAATATGCAGGATTAATAATTGCTGATCCAACTGTTATACAAGCGGCTGCAGCAGAAGAAAATAAAACAATACAATTACAAAATTAATAATAAATGGGGCTAATAAACGTAACACAACAGGCTTATTATAGCCAATCACAAAGTTTTACCGGCAATGGAAGTGCTACACAGTTTACCTTAACAACAACTGCTTTTCCAACTTTGCCAACCGCAAAAAGTCAAATACAAATATTTGTAAATGGTAAAGAAGTAAATACTGCTAATTATAATTATTCTTCACCTAATGTAACTTTTACGGGAAATTCACAAAATGCAGATATATTAGAAAACACTGGGGCCCCTAAAGCTGGTTTAACAGTTGAAGTTAAAGAGTTTTTAAAATCTGAAAGATTTGGTAACTATAGATATATATCATTAACCAATTTAGTAAACAATTATATATATGCTTATATTGGTGATGGTAAACTTATAAACAACGCTAAAAGAACTGAAGTATTGTTTCATGCTAAAAGAGGTATTCAAGAATTTAGTTACGATATTTCTAGAATTGAAAAAATACAAGAAATACAATTAGGCACAAGCTTATCAATGCCAATGCCTCAAGATTATGTACATTACGTTAGATTTTCTTATGTTGATGATGCTGGAATTGAAAACATAATATATCCCGCAAGATACACATCTAGGCCTTCAGAATCTATATTGCAAGATGATGATTATAACTATTTATTTGATTCTGATGGAAGTTTATTAAAAGGTACGCCTGTTATTAATGATAGATTCAAAGATTTTGATATTAATAAATTAACTGGTAACGATATAAACTCTAATACCAATTATGATAAAGACGACGCTATAGATAGGTTGCACATGCTTGGCGGAAGATACGGGTTAGATCCAGAAGTTTCTCAAAATAATGGGGTTTTTATAATTGATGAATTAAATGGTAAAATAAGTTTTTCAAGCGATCTAGCAGATAAAATAATTACAATAAAATATATATCCGATGGACTTGGCACGGATGATGAAATGCAAGTTCATAAGTTTGCGGAAGACGCGATGTATAAATATATTACACATGCTATTGCGTCTGCCAAAGCAAATTTTCCAGAATTTATAATTAATAGATTTAGAAGAGAAAGAAGAGCAGCAATGCGTAACGCTAAACTAAGATTATCAAGTTTAAAATTAGATGAATTTACGCAAGTAATGAGAGGTAAGTCAAAACGAATTAAATAATACCAATGCCAGAAATCAAAAACAATTTTATTCAAGGTAAAATGAATAAAGACCTTGATGATAGAATATTGCCTAATGGACAATATAGAGACGCAAATAATATAACAGTTTCAAAATCTGAAAATTCAGATGTGGGAACTGTTCAAAATATTAAAGGTAATGAGTATGCTGGTTATGATGTGTCTTTAGGTTTAGGTGAAATAGGTTTTGCAACATATACATCTGCAGCAGGTTTAATTAGTATTTTTGGTAATCATACAGGTTCTGGTGCAAATCAACTTACGCCGGTTATAAAACCAAATATGTTTGTTAGAGGCCTTAGAAATTCTTCTACAATAGGCCAAGGCAATGTAGAGATTAAATATGAAACAAGAAGAGTTACCGCTGTTAATTTATTAGGTTCAGGTCATACTACAGTAAATGTTACGCCTACTGGTTTTAATTCTGTAGGAAACACCGCTGCTAATGGAACGGCTCAAGCCGGAGATAGAGTATTCTTTTCTTTCAACACTAAAGTAATAGGTTATTATGCGGATTCTATAACAGGTGATGTTTTTTATTTTGTAACAAACTTTACGCCAACAAATGTAAATGATGATTCTAGTTTAAAACCAAATACACAAAATTCAATACGATTTGCAGATAATACACATATTTGTAGAGTATATTATAAAAACATAAATAATTCAGAAGCCCCAAAGGCTATAATAGATTCTCATAGATTAAATTTTAGCACCTTACATAAAATAAATAATATAAACAGAATTGATGATTTATTATTTTGGACTGACAACTACAATCAACCTAGAAGAATAAATTGGAAACTTGCATCTACAACAGAAACAAACCCATATACCGATGATATATATTTAGAAGATAAAATAAGTGTTGCACAATATGCGCCTTATACTTCACCAAAAGTAACAATGAGTTACGACGCAACTATAAAAAGTAAACATATAGAGGAAGAATTCGTTAAGTTTGCATATAGATTTAAATATGATAATAACGAATATTCTTTAATATCACCATTTACTCAACATTGTTTTCACCCTGGCAAGCCTACACAACCTTTTAACGACGGAACATTTGATACTTCAGGAACTAATAATATAAATAGCATGGCAGGTATTATGACCAATGAAGACATGGAAAATGCTGTAAAGGAAAGTGTTGTTGAAAATATGGTTAATAAGGCTAATAAAATAGTTTTAGATATTGATTTACCATTTGATGATACTATAGCAAATCATGCTAGTGCGGCTGTAAATAATGGTTCAGGTTTGAGTGGTAGTACAAATCACGCCATCGATACTGTTTCTGGAACAATAGCAGCAAATAACATAGTGCTAACTGCCAATGACGACTTATATACAGTAACAGGCAGCATAACTTCTACTGATTTTGATACGACTACTGCTATAAGCCCAAATATTGCTGATAATACAAATTTATATTTTTTTAATATTAGTGCCGCGCCACAATTTTCTTGGGAAAATAAATTAAATATAAAAGAAATAGAAATACTTTATTCTGAATCTGATAGTACAGCTATTAAGGTTGTAGATACAATTAAAATTACTAATAGTAATTTTTCGGTTAAACCTACAATAGAAGTTATAAGCTCTACGGTTGCAAGATTAAGATATAAACATCAGTATACATATAAATCAACAAAACCATTAAAAACTTTACCAGAGGCTGATATAATTAGAGTTTCTGATGTTATACCAATAAAAGCAAAAACTCAAGAAGTATCGGGTAATAGGATTATTTATGGTAACTTTTTACAAAACAGATCCATTGATGGAGTTTTAAATACTTCAAAAATGGAAGTAAGTAATAGTGAACAGGCAGAGCAAAATAAACAATATTTATTATCTTCTATAAAATCTGGGAGAACATATTCTGTTGGAATTGTTTTATCTGATAGATATGGAAGGCAGTCGCCAGTAATACTACCCTCCAACTCTACAACTTTTTCAGAAAGAAAAGCACATAACGACGTGGTTACAAATGGTTCTAATTCTTGGAAACATAATTGTTTAAGACTTAGTTTTAGCGAAACAATAAATGACGAATATAATAATGATATTTCAAGCGCTAATTATAATCCTTTAGGCTGGTATTCTTATAGGATTGTTATAAAACAAACTGAACAAGATTATTATAATGTTTACACCCCTCAAGTTATTAGAGCAAGTCAAGCTCTTTTTCCTGAAAAAACATATGTTTATTTAAACGGAGATAATATAAATAAAGTTCCTAGAGATGTAAACGAAAGTAGCACCGAAACAGGTATAGCCGGTTCAAGCGCAAGATTATTGCCTGTAATTATTGACGAAGACGTTAATAAAGCGGCAGCTGATAGGTTTGATGGCTTATCTGTAAATAGATTCCCTGAGTTTATAAATGTAGGCTCAATTGGCACCGCTAGAGAATTTAATCTTACAAATGATATAGATGGTGACAGCTCTGATGATGTATTAGAAGAAATATTTAAATCTAAAAACAATCCTTTATTAGCAGAGCTTCCTCAAAAATACCCTAGCTCTTCCACCCCATCCAACACAAGCGGAACTGGAATTGGTGCCGTTTATACTAATTTTAAAAGCGCCGTTGCATCAACTCCGAGCAGGCCAGGTTTTAGTTTTAATGTTTTTGAAACTTTTCCCTTTATATCTTCTATAGATATATATTATGAAACATCTTCTTGTGGTTTAGTGGTTGATTTAAATGATCAAATTGATAATAGTTCAGGAGATGTCCCTGTAAGTCAAACATTAAGTGCTAATACTGTAGCGGAGTCTGCCACTTCTGGCACAACAGTAGGGGCTTTAACTACTACCAATGGCAATGGAGTAACGATGAACTCCGCTAATAATAATAGTGTTGAACATGATATAGATGCCATTGTGGATGGTAACAGCGTCGACAGAACAGGAACATTTACTATTGTTGGACAAAACATAGTAACAGCTTCTACGTTTGATTTTAAATCAAACTCATCAGATAACTATACTATAACTTTAATAACAACTAAAGTTGGAACTTCAGATTCTAAAACATTTTCACATACTATAAATATAACTAATGTGGCGCCAAGTATAAACGTTGGTCCTATAGGGCAAGCTAATAATACTAATAATACAACAGGTAGAACTATAACTTCTGTAACAGCTGGACAATCCACTGGATTACAAATGACGGGTATAAACGGAGGTTTAGCAGATGCAACAAGAGCTCTTAGTTTTTCTATAGTATCACAAACAAATGCAGGAAGATATACCATAAATTCTAGCACGGGTATAATAAGCGCGGGAGTTAATTTAAGTAATGGTATGGACGATACCTTAACTTTAAAAGTTACAGATTTAAATGGCAGCGGTTTAGATAGCCCTAATACAACTTTAAGAATTTTAGCTTCAGGTGTAGTTGTAGTTCCTTTTTATAGATCAGCAAATGGACAACAATCTCAATCTCAAGCTGGAGATAATGAAACTGGTGTTTTAGCTTATTTTAGAAGAACAGGATCACCAAGCGGAACTCAAGCAACGCCTGATGAAGGTGATACAGTATTTTCCGATTCTTCTGCTACTACGCCTTTTAGCACTGGATCAGCCGCAGATGGTACTGGAGGATTATTCCATTCTATGAACGGACCTGGTTTTGCTAGCGCTGGAAATGCTTTGTTTACATTTAAAACAAGTAGCAATGGTGTTGTTACAGATAAACAACTTGCTTAAAATAACTATAAAAAATGTAATAATATTAAAATATGGCATACGTAATTGATATACAATTTTTTAATACATTTATTCTTAGAAGTGCTACAAATAATAAAGTTTTTGTAGAAGAGTCTAGAATAAAAGGCGATTTTAATAGTTTATCAGCTGGATTAGGCCCAAAAGCGTACATTACAAATGAAAATTATGAAGAAAACAGAAGAAGCAATGCTTTAATATATTCTGGTATTTATAATTCAAGAACAGATATAAATCAAACTAATGTATTTAGCGCTGGCGAAAAAATTACAAGAGCTGTAGATCCTATAAATGGAAGTATACAAAAATTACATGCTGAAGACACTAACTTAAATATATTTCAAGAAAGTAAAGTTAGTTACGCTCTTATAGACAAAGACGCAATATTTACTGCAGAGGGTGGTAATTTAACTGCATCTGGCGCTAAAATTATTGGACAAATAGTTCCTTATCTTGGAAAGTATGGTATAAGTAAAAACCCTGAAAGCTTTGCTTTTAAAGGTAATAGAAAATATTTTACTGATGTAAATCGAGGAGCTGTATTAAGATTATCAAGAGACGGCATAACTGAAATATCTCAAGCAGGAATGCGTGATTTTTTTAAAGATAATTTAAAAGAAGCAAGTGAAATAGTTGGTATGTATGACGATGTTTCTGATACTTATGTGCTCAACACTAAAAAGTTTTCTACAACTAATTTAGATGGTGACACTTTTCAAACTCTATCTTATGATGAATCAGTAAAAGGATGGGTAAGTTTTTATAGCTTTAATCCTGAAGCGGGAGTTAGTATAAATAAAAGATTTTTTACATTTAAAGATTCTGATATATGGGAACATTATTCTGATTCTACTAATATAAAAAATACTTTTTATGATAGTTATTCACCAAGCAATATTACTTTTGTAGTAAATCAAAATCCTTCTACAGTTAAAAATTATAATACAATTAACTATGAGGGCAGTTCTGGTTGGATAATGGACTCCGCAATAACAGATTTGAATAATGAAGCTTTTAAAGTGTTGTCAAATACCAACACAGCTAATGCTGGTGTAATACCGATTAAATTTATAAAGAAAGAAGATAAATATTATGCACCTCTTAGGGCTAAAGCAGGTAGCACAGTTGCAAATCAAATAGTTGGAGTAGATGCTTCGGGATTAAAAGGATTTATATCTACCGTTAAGATGTCTCATGACACAACTACAAGTGATGTAGAATTATTTTCTGTATCTCACAATATAGTAAAATCAAGTTAAATGAAATTTAATATACGCAGACTCAATAAAGAGTTAGACTATAAAATGCTATCACAATGGTGGAAAGCATGGAAATGGCCGCCTGTGGCAAAAGATTTTTTGCCTGATACCGGATTTATAGTTGAAAAAAACAATATAAGTATAGTTGCAGGATTTGTTTATATGACTAATTCTAAAGCAGCTTTACTTGAATGGATTATATCTAATCCAAAATATAGAGAAAGTGACAGAAAAGACGCGATAATACTCTTAATTCAAGCCGTAGAGCGCGTTTTAAAAGATCAAGGAATAAAATATATATTTTCTATTGGTAGACATAAAAATCTAATAGAAACACATAAAAAATTAGGATGGAATGTTGATAAAAAACCATCATATGAAATAATAAAAAATTTATAAACAATGGCAGTATTTAGTGCAATAGCAGCTCGAAAAGCTAGAAAGCAACAAATTTCAGCTCAAGAAAAATTAGACCAACAAATAGCGGGGAGACAAGATATAATAAATCCATATGAAAACGTATCAGATTTAAGCGGCATGATTAGTAATCCTTTTGCTAATTTACAAGTTTCTACTGCTGCGGCTGAAATGCAAGCAGAGCAGGCGGACATATCTTTAGCTAATACATTAGATACTTTGAGATCTACAGGGGCTGGGGCCGCAGGGGCTACCGCATTGGCACAAGCTGCTTTACAAAGTAAAAGAGGTGTGGCTGCAACCATACAACAACAGGAAGCGCAAAACACAAGGCTAAGAGCACAAGGTCAGCAACAGGCTGAACAAAGAAGAATGGCAGAAGCTCAAAGACTACAACAGGCAGATATATTAGGCAGAACATTTCAGTTTCAAGCACGAGAAAGCAGGGATATTGCAGATATATCAAGAAGTGCAGCAATGGTTCAACAATACGGACAACAAAGATCTGATGCTTTGGGTGCTATGGGCGCTAATACAGGTGTAGTTCTTGCTTCTTTAGCTGGAGGATTCGGCGAAGGGTTAGGGTCAAAGTAGGGGCACGATCATCGGTAAGCCCTCAAACTAGACCAAGCAATAGTGATTTAACTTCAGCTTTTGCTGTTACTAATCCTTATTTCACTAATTCACCAAGCAGAACAGGATTATAAAAAATATAATAAATTATGGCATTACCAAAAGTAACATACGGAAATTATAATTACGGACAATATGCAAGCCCCACGGCTATAAGATATAAAGGCGGTTTAGGAGAGGGTTTAGCTCAGGGAGCTATACAATTTGCAAAAGGAATTGCAAAGGGTAAACAAAAATTAAAAGCAGCCGAAGAGCAGGCATATATGGTTAGTGAAAAATATCAAAAAGAATTACGAGAGCGGCTGGGCAATGCTTCGGCTCAAAATAGACAATTTATTACAAGTCTCAAAGAAAATGTGGGTAATATTGTAAAACAATATAAATTAGGCAGAATAAGTTTAGACGAATACTCTAGTAAAATGGACGGATATAATAACATATTATTTGAGGCTCAAGGAATCAGAGGTTTGATTGAAAACATTAGTAATTCTAAAAATCCAGAAGTAAGTTTAGAAGATGTTAGATTTGGGCCGGATAATTTTACTAGTAACATGGTCCGAAGCGGGCTATTAAAAGAAAATTTTATTTTGTCTGCAGGCGAAAAAGGAGATAGTCTTATTTTATCACTACCAACAAAAAATCCTAAAGATTTTCAAATAAAAAACATTTCAGCAAAAAATTTGTTATCTGATAGCAGGTTATACACTCCTCAAACAAAATTTACTTTCGATGCCACCCCTATAGCCAATAGCTTATTATCAAATATTAAAAATTCGAAACAAGGCAATGAAGCTATAACTTATAAAAGAAGATCCATAGGGGGTAAAGTTTTTGAATATGGTAAAATTAAATCTGAAAATATTGATCCTTATTTAGCGGATAATCTTAATAAAGATTTAATTTTAGGCGCATTGAGTAAAGAACAAAAAGCAGCTTATTTTGAAGATAGCATTAAAGAAAAAGTAATGGGTGAATATACAGGCTCTGAAGAACAAGACCAAGAAATATACAATGCTCTTTCTAATGAAATAAAAAATAAACTTATAAATTTAGAATTTGATAGAAAAGATATAACTGCTACTGTTAATAAACAAAGTAAAGATAAAATTAATTTAGAATCTGCAGAAAATGATTATAAATCATACACCAGTGATATTAACGGTCTTAAAAATTATTTTATAGATAAAAAACTTGAATTCGGGGATGAAATAAAAGATGGCGCAAAACCTGGTAGCATTGTTATAACTAAAAAATTTAAAGATGAAAATGATAAGGATGTTTCTGAATCATACGAAATAGATTTTACGAACAAAGAAACGTGGCGATTTATTGTTGGGCAACAAATGAAAAATGATTTAAGAAAATTTTATGGTGGATCACAAGGTATTACTGAACAATTAGGACAATTCAATATTGATCAGGCATATGATAATTTTATGAAACAAATTAAAAATACTACAGTTAAATTTAATCCTAAAACAGGAGAAATTGAAGAAAAAAATAATGTAGAAAAAGCGCTTGAAATGGATGTTCCATTTTTACAACAATTAAAAATGATTCCTGGCATAAGAGCTGGAAGATAAAATAAAAGTTAAATTATGTTAGAATATATAGTAAATGGTCAAGTTGTTGAAGTTGACCCTAAAGACAAGGAATTATTTTTACAAAAATATCCTAATGCTAAAGAGCAAAAAAGCATGCAACAGGATTTTCAAACTCCCACAACACCGGGTGCGGTTGTGGAGGAAACTGTAGCGCCCGATATGGAATCCAAATCGGAAAATGGTTTTTTGGAATCACCATTTTTTAAAGTTGCTAAAAGCATTGTAGCGCCTATGAGTCTTGCTACAACCGCTACAAATATAGGATCAAAAATATTTAGAGGTGGTAGAGGTGGTGTAATACCCGGTTTAGCTGGATTAGGAGACGCATCAATAGAAATATCCTTAGATAATTTAAAAGATGTAGAAGAATCTATAGCAACTAGAGCTATTTCTGCCTTAAGAGCTCCTGGTAAATCTATGCAAATAGCTAAAAATATAGCCTCCAGTTTTGGTGGTATTGATTTAGTTGGAATAGCAAAAGCATCTGCTCTTTCGCTAGAACCAAACAAAACAAAAGATAAAGACGCGGAAATAGCAAGAGCTTTAATAGCTGTAAAAGATGATTTTTTTTCAAATGGTGCAGGCGCATTTGTAAAAGCTTTATTGCCTACTGGTACAACAGCTTTTTTAACAAGCAGAAAAGAAATAGAAGAAATGCGTGCTCCTTTTAAAGAAGTTATTGAAAAGGAAAGAGCTAAATACGGAAACACAATAACGGAAGAAATTGCAAAAGGGGCTGATGCAGATATTGAACAAATAGCTAGAAGAATAGTTACCGATGGCTTAAGCAGCGTGCCTTACACTCTTGCTTCTATGAATCCTTATACGGCTGCCGCTTTAGGTATAGGTATTGCAGGTGATAAATTTACTGAAGAGGTTAGAAAAAACCCTGATAAAACTTATTGGCAATTATATGGCAATGCTATAACAACTGGAGGTATAGAAATGGCAGACGCTTATTTAACAAGAAGAATGTTTAGAAGCGCTAATTTGCTAGGAGGAGGCAAAAAAGAGTCTGTAGAAAAAGTTGTTAAGCAGATGAATAAAGGTATTAGTGATAAAATTTTAGATATTATTGGCATTGCCGGCAAAGAGGGTTTAACAGAAATAGGCCAAGCAATATCAACTAGAATAAATGATAAGCTTTGGTTTGATTCTGACGATGTTTTTTCACAAGGTGGTGGATTTTTTGAAATTGACAGTACAGACCAACAGGGGCTTATACCTGGCGTTAAACAAGGTAGATTAACAAAAAGTATATTAAAAGACGCTTATAGTATAATAGACGAAGGTATCATAGGTACTTTTAGTGGTGGAGGATTTTCAACAGTTGCAAGCGCTGTACAAAATAATAATGTTCTTAAAGAAAGAGCTGAAAGATTGTTAACATCTGGTATTGTAAAAAAACAATTAAATAATATTCAAAAAGAGCATGCTGAAAGAAAAAAAGAAATAGCTAAAGCTTTAGCAAAAAAGACTAAAGAAGGTAATCAGCGAGCCCGTGTTTTATTAGGGCTAAACACAAAAGCTGCTAAAAAATTTAGACAATTACAAAATATAAATAGATTAGCAATAGATAATATTACAGGGGACAATTTACAAGAATATGCTAGTAATATAGACTCTATTAATGCTCTTATTGGGGAAGCTAAAAATATTAGTGATATTAGTAAATCCGATAAAAAAGAAATAGATAAATTATCAAAAAGAAATAACGAAATATTTGATAGTGCTTTAAAACAAAAATATGGCGAAAATGTTACTTTTGCTGAAATAGCATCAAAACAATTAGGCTTAAAAACAACTGTAGCTAAATCTACATCTGAATTTAATAAATTAGTTAAAAAATTAAGTGGTAAAACTATAAAAGATTCTAGTGGCGTAAATGGTGTATTTATTGGTAAAGGCCAAATAATAATTAATGAACAATCTGCTTTAAAACTTGGAGCCGTAGGGGTTGGCTCTCACGAAGTATTACACCCAATATTAAATGCTATGGTAGGCGATGCTTCCATGCAAGAAAAAATAGTACAAGAGTTTCGGGATACCCTGACCTCTAGACAGAAAGCATGGACCGATGGTGAAATGAAAAGACAAGGCAAAAGAGAAGGCACCACAGAATTTTATACTGAATATTTGAATGTATTTTCTGAAGGTTTAGTAAAAAATAGAATTTCATTTGATTTAAATTTTGGAGAACAAATTAAAGATTGGGTAACAAATTTATATAAAGGAAAAGGATATGAAAATATAGACTTTAAATCTGGACAAGGAGTTTATAATTTTATGAAAGCTTATGATAAAAGTATAAAAGAAAATAAATTAAGCGAAGAGATATTAAGTGTTTTAGATAAAGATGCTATAAAAGAAATAGGAGCATTAGAAAATGAAATGCAAAAATCAAAAGTATCTGATGAAATACAAGATATATATAATGAAAAAGGATTTAGTGGTGCTTTTGAAATAATAGAAAAATACAGGGGAATGGCAAATAAACAGGCGCAAAGATTTAGAGATGTGCCTGGCTTTATTACTAATTCTGATTTATTAGTTGATGAAATATTAACTGGTCAAAGAGGCGTTATTGATTTGGTTAAAACATATAGCCCGGGATCGGGAGTCCCTTTAGCGGCTTATATAAATAAATTTTTATCATCTAGGGCTATAGAAGCTGCAAATAGAGTATTAGATACTAAATTTAAATCCGATATAACAGAGGCTAAAGGAGTAACAGAAACAGATCAAAAAGCTACTGATGATACAGAGTCGCAACAAAATATTCAAGAAAGAAAAAGTTTAAGATTATCATTTAAATTAAATGATAATATAGTAGAGCGTGTAAAAAATAGTGTAGTTAAAAGCTTTGGCACTAAGTTACCAGAAATTACATCTGCACAATTTAAAAAACAATTACAAAAAAATTATAGAACATTTTTGAAACCTGTAATTACAAAATTTTTAGGTAAACAAAAATCTTATGAAAATTTTTTAAATGATAATTTTAAATTAATATATGATATTTTACCACAATCAACTATAAATAAAAGATTCAAACCGTTTGCTGAACCTGTTCTTGACGAAAATGGCAAACAAAAAAGAGAAAAAACAGCACAAGGTAATAGTATATTTAAAAAGAAAAGCATTACAAAACAAGAGTTTGTAGATTATTTTATAGGTGACAATGTTGGTGCATCCACTAAAGGAGCCAGAAAAACAACATTAGCAGAAGCATTAGCGGAAGAAATCGCTTTTGATGCTACCCTAGATGTTATCAAACAACCGGAAGTGCAAGAAAAAATAAATGCTATAGCTGAATCTCAAGGCTATTCTATACCTGATAATTATTTATCGCAAGTTGCAAAAGAAATAGATAGAGGTACTGATTTTCAATTTAGCAAAGAAGACGGGGCTGAAATTAGCAGGTTATTAGAAAATTTAGAATTTGAATATTTAGAATCAGATTTTTCAACATTTTGGAATACATTTACAAAGCTTGCAGCTAAACAAGAAATAGGTACAAAAAAATTAAAAGGTCAAGCTGTTGAATATTATGTAGCAAAACAACTTACAAACTTAAAAATACCTGGTTTAAAAATTACTAATCTTAAAGAATTATCTACTTTAGCAACTGGCGATACAGGCGCAGATATTGAAATAGAAATTGATAAAGGAGGAACAATATATAAAGGAACTGTTGAAGTAAAAGATTCAATAAAAAGTAAATTAGGTAGTGTTTCTTTTACAGGCCCTGTAAATAATTTAACTATAGCTTCAGGCGTAAATTTAACACAAGATGTTATAAATAAAATAAAAGAGGAAGTCCAAGAAAATGTAAATAAATGGGATGAAGCTTATAAAAAATTAACTGGTAGTTATCCAACAAATAAAAAAGGTGAAAGAGCTTTTCCATACGAAATACCTAGAGATGTTGATTTAAAAAAATTACCAGTAAGAACAACAAAAATTATAGTACCAGGCTTAAACCCTATTATTGATCATTATAATAAAGGCGACATAAATTTAATGATTACATTAGACAAGGGTGCATATTTAATGGGACAAAATCCTACAGACGCAGCATTAGATAATTTTAGTGATATGAATGCTAATACTTTAATTAATGCTGGTTTTTATAGTACTAGTTCTAATGAAAAAACTAGAACATTAACATTTAGAGCATATTTAAATATTGAAAAAGCTTCTAAATTACTTGATGGCAAACCATTAAGTGAATTACAATTTAGCAGAGAAAATAAATTAGATACTGAATTTAATAATATTATTGAACAAAAAACCGGTATATTATCGGAAGCTAGATTTAGTAAAGTAAAAGCTAAAAGAAGAGGTATGGGCAAGGGAATGTTTAATTTTTTCATACCACACAGTGCAGAAGACTTTCAAGGTTTAATGTATTCTATATTACCTAAAGGCAAAGAAGGAAATAAAGCTATGGAATGGATGAGGCAAAATTTATTTAGGCCATATGGAGTTGCAATGGAAAATATAAGCAGAGAGCGAATGGCTTTAATGAATAATTGGAAAGCTTTGAAAAAAAATATAAAAGATGTTCCTAAATTATTACCAACAAAAACGCCTGATGGTGATTTTACTTATGAACAGGCAATACGAGTTTTTATTTGGGATAAACAAAATATTGATATTCCTGGTTTAACAGCAACAGATAAAAAAACTTTATCAGGTTACATAAAAAATGATACTGAATTATTAAATTTTGCTAATCAATTAATAGGCATTAACAAGGAGCATGGTTATCCTTCTCCTGGTGCTAGTTGGGATTCTGGAACAATAACTACTGATCTTTATGAAAGCTTAAATAAGAATGTTAGACAAAAGCATTTAACTAAGTGGCAATCAAATATAGATGCTATATTTACGGAAGAAAATTTTAATAAATTACAAGCGGCCAAAGGCGAGGCATATGTTTCTGCATTAAAAAACATTTTAAGCAGAATGAAATCAGGAAGAAATGCACCAGGAGGGGGTAATAAGCAAGTTAATGCATGGTTAGAATGGTTAAATAATTCAGTTGGTGCGATAATGTTTTTAAATGTTAGATCAGCAGTGCTGCAAACCATATCAACAGTTAATTATATAAATTGGCATGATAACAATCCTTTAAAAGCAGCTAAAGCCTATGCAAATCAACCTCAATTTTGGAAAGATTTTTCAACATTATTTAATTCTGATTTTCTTAAAGAAAGAAGAGGGGGGTTAAAATTAAATGTAAGCGAAAGCGAAATAGCAGACCAAGCAAAAGAAAAAGGTGTAAGAGGTGCAATAAGCTATTTATTAAATAAAGGTTTTGTTTTAACAAGAGCAGCTGATAGCTTCGCTATTGCAAACGGAGGGGCGGCCTTATATAGAAATAGAATTAATTCATATATAAAACAAGGCTTATCACAAAAAGAAGCTGAAGAAAAAGCATTCAAAGACTTTAGAGAGTTGACAGAAGAGGCCCAGCAGTCTTCTAGGCCAGATAGAATTTCCATGCAACAATCATCAGCATTAGGCCGTGTTATATTAGCTTTTGCTAATACACCCATGCAATATACTCGTTTAATGAAAAGAGGTGCTCAAGATTTAGCTGCAGGTAGAGGTGATTGGAAAACAAATATGTCTAAAATAATGTACTATGGATTTGTACAAAACTTTATATTTAATGCAATGCAGCAAGCTTTATTTGCCTTAGGGTTTGATGATGAAGAAGATGAAAAGAAAAAAGAAAAATATTCTAGTATTGCAAATGGCATGGTGGATTCTGTTTTAAGAGGAACTGGAGTTGGTGGAGCAGCTGTTATGACTGCTAAAAATATTGCTGTAGATGTTGCTAAAAGAGCAAAAAGATCAAGACCTAATTTTCAAGATTCCGCTTGGAAACTTTTGGATATATCACCACCTCTTGATTCTAAGGTAAGCAAATTAAGATCTGCTGGTTATGTTATTGGGAAAGAAAAAGATGAAATTTTAGATAAAGGATTAAGTTTAGACAACCCTGCTAATATGGCTATAGCCCAAACAATATCTGCAACAACAAATGTTCCATTAGATAGAGTATTAAGATTATATGATAATACTAAAGCGGCAGTAGCAGAAGATACTGAAGCGTGGCAAAGAGTAGCATTGCTGCTTGGTTGGTCAACTTGGGAATTAGGCATGGAAAAAGAAAAAAGTAAAAACCCAAAAAAGAAAAAACCTAAAAGTATATTTAATAAAAAACAAAATATATTTAACAAGAAAAAAAGTAAAATTTTTAATTAATAAATTATGCCAAAAGACGCATGTTATTATAAAGTAAAGGCAAGGTACAAAGTATTTCCTTCTGCATACGCTAGCGGGGCTATCGCAAAATGCAGGAAAGTGGGTGCCGCAAATTACGGAAAATCATCAAAAAAATAAAAAATAGTTATGAAAGAAATGGATAAAAAGTTTAAACCACATAAAATGTATTGTCCAGCAAAAGTTGTTAAATCTGGAAAAGCAAAAGCAACTAATATGGCAAATACTTTTGAACAACATTTAATGTTTAAAAAAATGGGTTGTGGTCACACGCCTATAAAGAAAAAATAATGGCTGATCCTGTAAAAGGCACAGGTAAAAAACCTAAAGGCAGTAGCAGGCGTTTGTATACGGATGAGAATCCAAAAGATACTATGCGTATAAAATATGCTACCGTTAAAGACGCTAATGCTACTTGCTCTAAGGTTATGGGTTCTAGTAAATCTTTTGCTAGAAAAATACAAATATTAACAGTAATGGAGCAAAGAGCTAGGTATGGTAAGAAGCCTAGACAATCTAAAATAGCTACAGCTTGTAAAAATAAAGTTAGAAGAAAACATGGCAAAAAGTAAAAGACCTACATTTAAAGATTCTGATGCACCCGATGCTGAAGGTAAGTTTAAAAATTTATCCTGCGGTGAATTAGCTAAATGGATGATTAAATCAAGAAAAGGTGATATGAGAAAAATTGTTGGTAGTTTAAATCAACAGTTTGTTTTTAATAGAAAAAAGAACCCTAGCTATGCTAAGAAAATGGTTTGTACTAGAAATAAAGTAAAAAAATTATTAAATGGCAGTAAGAAAAACTAAAAAAGGATTAGCTCTTAAACGTTGGTTTAAAGAAAAATGGATAGATGTAAGAACTGGTAAACCTTGCGGTAGACGCGCTGGTGAGGGTAGAGGAACACCATACTGTAGGCCGAGCAAAAGAGTATCTAGTAAAACCCCTAAAACAGCAAGCGAAATGTCTGCTTCTGAGAAAGCTGCTAAGATAAGAGAAAAGAAAAGATTAGGGCAACCAGCGGGTAAACCTAGAAGGGTTAAAAACGTTAAAAGAAGGAAAAAATAGGTAAATATATATAATGAAAAACATAAGTGAACACGTTACATATAAAGAGGGTGTGTATAGCATAACTGCTTTAAGATTAGGTTTAAATAATGATCCTACAAAAACGCATTTAAGCAACATGGAATTATTAGCAGAAAAGATATTTGAACCTTTAAGAAAAGCTGCTAATGGCCCAATAAAAATAAATTCATTTTATCGTGGACCAGAATTAAATAAAGCGATCGGCGGGTCAAGTAAATCACAGCATTGCGAAGGCAGAGCAATGGATATTGACGATAATTATGGTTATATGACTAATGCAGAAATGTTTGAATACATAAGAAAAAATTTATCATTCGATCAAATGATATGGGAATTCGGAAATTCTGATAACCCTGATTGGGTTCATGTAAGTTACGTTAATGAAGACTCAAACAGAAATAGATGTTTATTAGCATATAAAGATGAAAATAATAAAACAAAATATAAAACTATATGAGATTATGGAAAATTGTCCTTTTTGCAATAATTGTTTTTGCCACTAGTTGTTCTATACAACAGCAACAACCTAAAATACAAATAACCCATGTACTAGCTGTTACTGAACAGGGTGATACATTACGATTGCCTATTAGCATGATTAAGCCTAATGTTTATTATAACATTATATCATACCCCAATAGATATTACAGTAATTGGTCTTACGGAAATTATTATCCTAGCCATTATAATTATAAACCTATATATGTTCCTGGTAAAGGATTAGGTAAATCATCAAATAATAATAATAATAATAATAGTAATAAGATTGTTCCAAGAGACAATACGGATGGTAGACCTTCGGGTAAAACGCTTTTAAAAACTAAAAATTAATTTATGAAGGATAAGATTGGAATTGATATTGATAGTGACGGGAAACCAGATTTAAATTTAGATTTAAAAACTATTATTATGGTTGTTGGTGGAATAATATCATTAACTATGACTTATTCTGCTTTAACTTCTCAAATTGAAGAAAATAAAGTTCAAATTGAAGAAGCTAAAAAATTACCACCACAAGAATCTCATGAGATAATAGATCAAAAACTTATATATCTGGAAAAAATGATAAAAGACGTACACGAAAATCACGATAAAAGATTGGATAAAATAGAAGATAAAATATATAAAAGATAATAAATGGCAACACAAATAGGAGAAGATACTCAAGTACAATTAGACCTTAAAACGATTGGTATGATCGTTGGAGGAGCTATTGCTTTGGCAAGTATGTGGTTTACTTTACAAAACGATATTGACAGTCTTAAGAATCAAGTAGCGCCTGAAGAGTTTGTTAAGAGAATGGAATTTCAATTAAAAGATGAGTTAATAAGATCTACCATTATACAAATAGAAGATGCTACTAAAGATTTGAAAGAAGACATAGAAGAAAACAAAAAACAAATAGAAAAGAACACTGATAAATTATATGAAATAACAAGATGAAAAATTTAATTAAAATTATATTGGTAATGTTTGCTTTTACAGCAAACGCACAAGACTTAACATTATTGCACATTAATGCTAAATGGAATCAATCAAACGATTTTGAATTAAGAGGTTTAAAAAATGTTAAAGTTCAAAAAGCTTTTTTAGAAGAGCAAAAACAATCAATAAAAGACGGTATAAAATCTGTTCCAACAATTATCTTATTAGATAAATTTGGAAAACCAAGAGGTCAATGGACTGGAGGTTTAAATTTTAAAATATCCGCTACGAAAGAAGAAATACAACAACGAATAAATGTTATATTATTTGAATCAAAAGGATTTAAAAGAGCAGGAACAGAATAAAAAAAGGGGATCATTACGAATCCCCTTTCTTATTATAACTAACTCCCACCAACCACTCATTTCCTCCGCTGGTGATCAACCCAGCGAACGTTAGTTATCCGTCGCAAGCTAAGCAATTTTCATCCATAGCTTGATTAGCAATATCCCCCCTTAGTACAGATTCTGTACGCATATAATACAAAGTTTTAATACCTTTCTTCCACGCTTCCATATGCACCTTATTAATCCATTTTGGCGTAGCAACACTAGGAAAAGCTAA